AGAAATCAAGACCCTGATAAAAAACCAAATATAAGAACTTGTACAGAAATACTACCTAAAGGTAGTCTTGTTGTATTTCCGTCTTTTGTTTGGCATAGAGTTAAACCAGTAACGAAAGGAGTAAGGTATAGTCTAGTGATATGGAATCTAGGTTATCCTTGGTTATAATATGAATGATATAAAGCAAGGTGGCAGTAATAAGCCAAAAAATCATGTAGATTTTAAAAGTGAATTTTATTTTTCTACACCAATATGGGTAGCACAAGCACCTATGTTTATAAAAAAACTTATGCCGATTACAGATAAGTATATTAAGAAAGCAGATAAGTTACAAAAAGAAACATTAAAGAAAGAACCTAAATGGAAAAAAAGTTTAGGAGATTTTGGTTTATCAAAACATAGTGAATCTTTTTCTAATGATCCTAAAGCAAAAGAGTTTGTAGATTTTTGTGGTGCTAGAAGTTTTGAATTTTTAGATTGGCAAGGTTTTGATTTAAGAAATCATAGCTTACACTTTACAGAATTTTGGGTACAAGAGTTTAGTAGAAAAGGTGGAGGTCATCACGATACACACGTTCATTGGAATCAACACGTATCAGGTTTTTATTTTTTAGATTGTTCTGAAAAAACATCTGTACCAGTAATACACGATCCTCGTATGGGTGCTAGAATGACAAAGTTGCCACAAAAAGATCAGAGTAAAATAACATTAGCAAGTGAGCAGATACATTTTAAAATACAACCTGGAACTATGATTATAATTCCTGGATACTTACCACACCAATATATTGTTGATAATGGTTTAGATAGATTTAGATTTATACATTGGAATATAAAAGCAGTAGAAACTTCTATATCTAAAGAAAAGAGTATCAAATGAGTTTTTTAAAAAATAAATATACTGTTATAAAAGAAGCAATACCAAAAGAACTTGCAGAGTTTTGTTATAATTATTTTTTAATGAAAAGACAGGTTGCAAGAACATTATTTGATGAAAGGTATATATCAAATTTTACAGATGAATGGGGAACGTGGTCAGATCAACAAGTGCCAAATACTTATTCTCATTATGCTGATGTAGTTATGGAAACATTATTAATTAGATGTTTGCCAATAATGGAAAAAACAACAAAGTTAAAATTAAATCCAACATATTCTTATGCAAGAATATATAAAACTGGAGATATATTACATAGACACAAAGATAGATTAAGTTGCGAAATATCTACTACTTTAAATCTAGGTGGTGATCCTTGGGCAATATATTTAGAGCCAAAAAAGAATGTAGGAATACCAAATGGAAAAAAAATAACTGTATCCAGTAATAATAAAGGCAAATGTATAGTATTAAAACCTGGAGATATGTTAGTTTATCAAGGTATGGTTTTAGAACATTGGCGAGAAGAGTTTCAAGGTAATGATTGTGCGCAAGTATTTTTACACTACAATGATCAGAAAAATAAAGATGCAGGTAAAAATATTTACGACAAAAGAAAGCATTTAGGACTTCCTGCTTATTTTAAAAAATAAGCTGAAGAGAGGAGGGTCAGATACTCCACCACACCATCTGGCTCTCCTTTAAAAATTATGGAAAAAGAAAAATTAAAAATATTAATTTGTGTTCCTAGCTTTGATACAAAAGTACATTTAGAAACTATATCATCTATAATTTCTGTTAGAGATATTTTATTGAGTAATGGCATACAAGTTAATATGATGTGGGTCAGGGATAGCTTAATTACTAGAGGTAGAAATAAATTAGTATCGCATTTTTTAAAATCAGATTGTACACATTTATTTTTTATAGATGCTGATATAAGTTTCAAACCTGATGATTTTATAAGAGTATTATTATTTAATAAACCAATAACTTGTTCTCCTTATCCAATAAAAAGGGATACACCTATTGAAGATGGAGATGCTAGTATGGGTTGGTGTTTAAACTTTCCATTAGGTAAATATAATCATAATGATAATGATGATGGATTTAAACAATGTGACTATGCTGGAACTGGTTTTATGTGCATCAAAAGAGATGTCTTTGAAACTATATTAAAAAAATATCCTAGTATAGAATATAAATCAGATGTAGTTGCACATGTAGATAACAAAACAAAAAGTCATAAAGGTAATACTGAATATGCTTTCTTTGATTGTGGAATACAAGGTCAAGGTATTTTAAAAGATGCTGACAATACAAAAAGATATTTAAGTGAAGATTATTATTTTTGTCAATTATGGAAACAATGCGGTGGAACGATATGGGCAGATATAACCAGTGAGTTAAGACATATTGGTATAAAAAGTTATTCAAGACCACCGATAGTAGAAAGAAAGAAAAAAGATGCTTGATAAAGATAGCGAAATAAAAAGATTAACTGTTCAAAATGAGTTTTTAAAAACAAAATTGAAACAAGCTATTGAGGGAAATATAACTAGTGACCCAATAGTAAATAGAATTTTAAGAAAACATGTCAAACGACATAAAGAGGGTATGGCTAGATTTGGTAAAACCATGTCAGAAAACAATAAGCCACATTCCGAATGGGTAAAAGACGCACAAGAAGAATCAATGGATTTTATCCTTTATTTAGAAAAAACACTTAAATAGCCATAAATATAGCCATTTAAAGCCTCATAGAGCCTCATACAGAGTGTTTCAGGTATAAATGAGTATATAAGGCTAGGGGAAAACAGCTATGGCAAAAAAACCATTGTTTGGGGTAAATACTTATGTAGAAACTACTAAAAAGAAAATTGGAAGACATAAGAAAAATATGAACAAACAGGAAAAAAAGAATTTTAAAAAGTATCGTGGACAAGGGAGATAGGAATGCCTAAAATTATAAAAAAGAAATTAATAAGAAGTAGTTCGTCATCTAATGCACATCAGAGGATTGACGACCATGAAAAACTATGCAGAATAATGCAGAATGAAACTAATACTAAAATACATAGTTTAAAACTGCAAATGTGTAGATTAGAAAAAGTTGTATTGGGTATGATCGGTATGGTTGTACTGGGTATGGGTACAATAATAATAGAATTATTTGGGAGGATTTAATTATGCAATTAAGTAAACACTTCAAACTTGAAGAGATGACAAAGAGTATGACAGCTACTAGGAAAGGAATTAGTAATGAACCTGGAGCTGGTGATATAAAAAATTTAGAAAATATATGTTATGAAATATTAGAACCTATAAGAGCTAAATTTGACAAAGCAATAACTATAACATCTGGCTATCGTTCAGAAGAATTATGTGAAGCTATCGGTAGCAAAAAAACGAGTCAACATGCCAAAGGACAGGCAGTAGATTTTGAGATTGCTGGTGTACCAAACATAAAGGTAGCATACTGGCTAGTTAATAACGTGGACTTTGATCAATGTATTCTCGAGTTTTATAATCCAAATGATCCAGCAGGTGGTTGGGTTCATGTAAGTTATAATGAAAAAGGTAATAATAGAAAGCAAGTCTTGACTTATGATGGGAAAAAGTTTGAAAATGGACTCCCTGATATGGAGTGGAAAGATGGCAAAGTGGTAGGTTCATAATGTGGTTGTCAGCAATTAAATTAGCAATATCTACTGGTAGTAAAATTTACGCAAACAAGTCTAGACAGAAAGAAGCTATGTCACAAGCCGCACTTTTAACAGCAGAAAAGATGGCTCGTGGTGAGAGAGAATACGAGGGTAAACTTTTAGAAGCTAGACAAAATGATTACAAAGATGAATTTGTACTTATAATATTATCGGCTCCGATAGTTGTACTCGCTTGGGCAGTTTTTAGTGACGATCCAGCTATGATGGATAAGATAGAATTATTCTTCCATCATTTTGGTAATCTTCCAGTATGGTTCCAAACTTTATGGATTACAGTTGTAGCTAGTA